ACCTGCACCAGCTACTGTATAATGTGTAGTTAAAGTTTTAACAGTTTCAACACCTGTACTATTAACTCTAATAATTACCTGTAAATCTGTGTCAGCAAATATTTTATATCCATAGGCAAACTCGGTTGTACTACCATTACCGGAGTAGGAATTTTTTACTGTTGTGCTTGATACTGTCATTATACTCTCTCTATATTAAATTATCTATCCTTTGTCTATGGTTTAAAATAATAAGTTTGACCTCTATTTTCTTCATTTCTTTTTTTCATTCTATCAAAGAATCCGGGGTCTAAATATTCTTTAATTTGATAACCTATAAGGTAGTCATAAGCCGCTTTAATGTAATATAGGTTTATAAATGGTGTATGACCTTCTGCTAACTCTAAAAATTTTTTACCTGCTTTTTTAGGTTCGTTCATAGTTTTTACCATGTCTATAATTTTCTTAAGATCTGAAGCTGTTGGTCCAGCAGCAGTTTCAAGAAAACCATTACCATATTGATTTTGAACTTCACTCATTATAAAGTCTCCATAAATACCACCACCACCACCTTGCACAAATGCTTGCATTATAACTGATAATTTTTTAGGATCTCTTGGCGATCTACCTGATAACATATCTTTAATAGATAAAACCATGTAACCAAAAATAGTTCCTAACATTAATGTAGAAGCTAACATGGTAGCACCTATTAATTTACTTTCGTCTGGTCCATAAGAATCCATTTCTCTTCGTAAAATTTTTTTATATAAAGAAACTGAAAAATTTTTATATTGCATTACAAATCTATTAAGCTCACCCATGTAAGTTCCCTTAATTGTACCCATGTTTGTTATTGATCTAATTTGAGTATCTGGTTCTGGTGTTCCATGTGTACCTTGATCATTTAAAACATTTCTCCAAGTTAATTCTAAGTTATTTTTAAAATTTCTTAATTCTCTTGCACTTAATTTTCTACCAACATAACTATTAACAACACTATCAGGAATATCTTTTGCTGCTTCAGCAGTTAAATATCTTTTATTATCAGCAGCTAAAGTTTTTATAGAACGCAACATATTCCATTTACCTTCGTCTATTCCATAAAGTGTTAAAAAATTTCTTTCTCTTTTTTCTAAATCAAAAAATTTAGTTTCCCCTAATGATCCATAATATTTTGATACGCCAAGTGCCATAGAACTTTTTAAACTTGCAACCCATCCATTTAATCCATTCCATTTAAAAAATTTATTTCTTAAATTATTTATTGCACCGGTTCCATCAGCACCATCTGCATATACATTTCCTCTATTTGCAACTACAACAGAATTACTAATAACCTCTAATGCTTCCATAGCAGCTTTATTACTTCCACCAAGTAATCCATTTATTGCTTCAAACAAACCAGTTAATAATCCTCTTCCTTGAAAATTAGTAGATGTCATATAAGGTGCTAGATCTGCACCAGATGTTATCATAGTTCCACCTAATCTAGCCATATCTCCTGTGCTTCTTACCACCATACCTATTTTTGCTAAAGTTTGACCACCAACAGAATTTGCACTTCCATCAATTTGTCCAAAAGCTCCTTGGAAATTTTCAAAATTTAAATCTCTAACAATTTGATAATCTGAATTTCTATATTTTTTTTTCAATAAAGATAAAATTTTATTAAATGTATCTTGAGGATTTGTTCCTAATTCTTGCATAATAACAATATTTTTTGCACTACTTGTTAAAACATTAAAAACACTTGTTTGTAGAGAAGGTTCTCCAAATTTAATATTATATTCTTGTCTAGCTTGTAAATCTTTAAAATGTAAAACTCTTGATGAGTTTAAACGATTAGTTACATTTTTTGTTCCATAAACACTATTTGTGCCACCATATTTCATATGATCACCTGACATTAAACTATCATAAATATCACTTAAAATTTTATTAATTTCAATTGGATCATTAACATCAGCAAAAGTTCTTTTTAAATTTAATTTTGTTTGTATATATTCTACCCAAGCAGCTCTGTTATCATCAAGTAACCTTGAGCCTTTACTAGCATTAGCCATTTTTTCTGTGTCATGTGTTGTTCTAGTTATCCAATCGTCTAACTCTCCTATATTAGCTCCTAAATCATTTAATCTTAATCTCCAACTATTTTGAGATTCTTTTAATATTCTAGCAATATTTTTAGCACCTTTTATACCTGTAGGTTCACCAATCATTTCTCTCATAATTTCTAAATCAATTCTACCTTCACTAAAATCATTCCAAGCATCTTTTCCTAAAGCTCTAATAGCATTAACAAGTTTTGTAATTTCAACATTTTCTAAAGTACCTTGTTTTAAACCAATAGAATTTCTAGTAATCTTAGAAAATTTTTGCATACCAACTAAATATCCACGCACAGCTTCTATAGGATTAATTTTTCCATTAGATTCATCTACAGCATCTATTATTGTTTCATATCTTTCCAATGCTTTCATATTGCTTTCCGCTAAATTTCTTTTCTTTAAAACTTGTTCATATTCAAACTTATCAATAATTTCTTGTGCTAAAATTTTTTCTGATTTAACTTCTGCTCCTTGAAATTTATTTTCATTAATTTTTATTTTAGCTTCATCTAAAATTTTATTTATTTGTTCGTCTGGCAAAAGATCACCAGTTAATCTTTTAACCTCTTGAAAACATTTAGATAATCTTTTTACATCTGCCATTAACTATTCCTTTTTGTACAATTAGTTCCAGCTTCTATAGCTTCTCTAATTTGAGTTTTATTTTTTATAGAGTTATCAATTTTTTTAATATCATTTCTTTCTTGAATCATAGGCTCAATTAAATCTGTATCTTTAATGTTTAATTGTTTTTGATGCAGTATAGTTCTTTGTTGCATATTTTCTGCTTCAATCTCTAACTCTGATTGATTTTTTTCTTTTATTATTTTTTGTTCTTCTGTTAATGGTTTTAGGTTTCGGTTGGTTATGTTAGATTCTTCTTGTATTCTTATTCTATCATTTTCTGCTCTTTTAGCTTCAATTATATCTCTTTCTGTTTTTTGTAAGTTTCTAATATTTTTTCTATAAATTGTAGCTGATTTTCTGTCTCCATTTTTTATTGAATTATTATACAAAGTATTAAACTCTTTTATTTGATCATCTATCTTATTTAATTGTGGATCTCCTACTCTTGTTTTTTCAGACACAAGATTACCAGTATCTACTGGTTCTCCTTTTAAAACTTTACCAACAGAATAGTCTAATAATTGTCTTTGATTTTCTGGGGAAATTGCTCCTAATCTTTGATAAATATTTGGCTTACCTCTTACTTCTGCAAGATAATCTCCTAATCTACCAAAACCAACATGAGCTGCAGTACCAATTAAACCACCAACTGCTATGTTAGTAATAGCATTATAAGCAGTATAATCAGCTTGTTCTGATTTTGCTACACCATAAACAATAGGTTCAACAGCAGCATTACCAATTATACCTTCTACAGCACCTTTTTTTACTCTAGCTATATTTTTACCAGAACGAGCAACCATAGAAGCAAATCTAGCTTGACCAACAATAGGTACAAAAGATGCACCAATGTTTATAGGATCTAAAAAACTTGTACCAAGAGATTGTAAAAAGAAAAAACTTTTTGCCATTTTATTATTTGGTCCTCTATTTATAATACTTGCTCTTGAATTTTCTAATTTTTTTCTTTCAACTATATAATCAACAACACCTTCTCTTGTATCTTCTGTAAAATTTAAACCTAATCCAGCATATTGTTTATTTAACTCATCTTTATTTAAATAAACATTACTAGATTGATAAGCTTTTGTTTGATCGTATGCTCTCAATGTAGAAGCAAATGGATTTAGATTCCATGTGTTCATAAAGTTAGCGTGAGCAGCATCTAAAAAACTGGTTCTACTTTGGTTGTACAAAGAACCTATTTCTTCTTTTGATTTTTCAAATGTGCCTAATCCAAGGTTGATCATATTATTTTTATGCTTTTTTACTTATTGTGTTTAACCATTTTTCTAAAATATCAGCTTCTTGATCTCTTCTTGATTGAGTTTGACTAGGTTTTCCTGTGCCATCCCAATCTCTTAAATTTTTTATTGCACCATCCCAATCACCGGTTGTAACTTGTTTCCAAAAATTAAATTTTTTAGTTGCATCAATTCCATGTTGCCAAGCAACAGAAAATATTACAGTTGCTACTTCTTTGGGAAGTTCACTAAAAGATTTAGTTGGAGCATTTTTATTATTTTTTGTAGTTTTACTCCACGCACTTTTAATATCTTTTAATGTTTTTTTAGTAGCAAATTTGTTAATAGTTTCTCTTTCATTTTCAGTAATTGTAAAAGGTGTTGTATTAATAGCATCTAATGCTGCTTTACCTTTTAATCCTAAATATGGTTTTAGTTTATTAACAATGTCTGGATTGTTAGGAAACATAGTTTTTAATTCATTTAAATTTTTACTACCCAAATCATAACCCATAGCTATAGTTACTCCAGATTGTCCTATAACAATTCCATTATTGTTAGGAACTAAACCTTTTAATCCCTTGTCTTGACCATATTCAAATAATCCTAAAACTTTTTTGTCTATATTATCATCTATACTATTATCTAAATTTACAAATTGAGGTTGTGAATTTTCATCAAATTGAAACGTAGATGATTGATTACCTACCGGAATTTCAGAGTTTTTTTTTCCATCAACAATAATCTCGTCAATTAAATTTTCATTATATTGAAAATAATCATCAGAAGGTGGCTCGGGTACAAGTGGTAATTCATCACCAGTTACAGGATAAACAGAAGCTGTATCATCAATCGTGGGGTCTTGATTAGGTAATTTTAAAAGATAATATTCTATTCTTTGACCATCAGCATTTTTTACAGGTTGCATTCCAGCATCACCAAAATCAGCATATAAAACCATACCTGTCATATCACTATTATTTAACCATTTAGAATAATTACGAATAGTAAACCCTATTCTTTTTTTAATTTCTTCTTCACTTATAGTTGTTTG